ACGGGCAGGACCGCAACGCTTGAAGCCACCGGGGAACCGTTCCCCATGCCAGCGCCGGAGGGCGCGTGAACGATATGCCACGCAAAGGGAAGCAAGCATCCGCAGGACGCCCGAGGGTGCTTGAAACAGACGAAGGGCGGGAGAAGGTTGCCAAGCTCCTGCAGGCCCTGCGCGGCGGAAACTTCCGCGAAGTTGCCTGCGAGTGGGCGGGCATTCCGGAGCGCACGTTCCGCGCATGGATGCAGGAGGGAGAGGCCGGGGCACCGCAGAGTAGCGTCGATTTCTGCCGCCAAGTCATGGAGGCCGAGAAAGCGGCGGAGATACGGAACGTCGCATTCGTGATGAAGGCGGCGGAAGAAGACCCGAAGCACGCGGAATGGTGGCTTGAGCGGAAGCACCCGGAGCGGTGGGGCCGCAAGGAGCGCCACGAACTCACCGGGGCGGGTGGCGGGGCGCTGCAGGTGGAACACGAGGGTGACGCACTTGAGCAACTCACCAGCGCAATTGCTCGCCTCGCTACCAGAGGCGACGCGGCTGCAGGCACTGAAGAGCCTGACGCCTGAGCAGCAGGAGGAACTGCTGCACGACTGGCGCTTCTGGGCGCGGCCAGAACAACTTGAGCCGCCGGGTGACTGGCGTATCTGGCTCATCCTGACAGGGCGCGGGTGGGGCAAGACCAGGACGGGCGCGGAGTGGGTGCGGGCGCAGGTGCGATCTGGGGCAGCCGGGCGCATCGCACTGGTTGCGCCGACGGCGGCGGACGCGCGAGACGTGATGGTCGAGGGCGAAAGCGGCATTCTGTCCATCGGCAGCGAAGCGGAACGCCCGCACTACGAACCGTCAAAGCGCCGCCTGACGTGGCCGAATGGCGCGATAGCGACGCTCTACAGCGCGGAAGAGCCGGAGCGCCTGCGTGGTCCTCAACACGACGCTGCTTGGTGCGACGAGCTTGCGGCCTGGCGCTACATGGACGCGGCATGGGACATGCTCATGTTCGGCCTGCGCTTGGGTGACAATCCGCGCGCGGTCGTGACGACAACGCCCAAGCCGAAGGCACTCCTGAAGACGCTTTTGAAGGACCCGCATACCCACGCGACCCGGGGCAGCACCTACGACAATCTGCCGAACCTCGCGCCGCAGTTTGCAGACGAGATCATCCAGCGGTACAAGGGGACGCGTCTCGGCAGGCAGGAGCTCGCCGGGGAGCTGCTGGAAGACGTCGAAGGCGCGCTTTGGACCCGGGCGATCATCGACGGGGCGCGTGTGGAAGATGCGCCGGACCTCTCGCGCATCGTGGTCGGCGTGGACCCCGCGGTGACGAGTGGAGAAGACAGCTGCGAGACCGGGATCGTTGTCGCAGGGCAATGCGGCGAGGACTTCTACGTGCTCGCGGACTGGTCCGGGCGCATGACGCCGGAGCAGTGGGCAAGGCGCGCGGTCAATGCGTACCACGAGTTCAGCGCTGACCGGGTCATCGGAGAGGTCAACAATGGCGGCGACCTGGTGGAAAGCGTGATCCGCAACAGCGACCGCAATGTGGCCTACTCGGCAGTCCATGCCAGTAGGGGCAAGGCGAAGCGAGCGGAACCGATAGAGGCGCTTTACGAGCAGGGTCGCGTTCACCACGTCGGGCAGTTCGCGACGCTGGAAGACCAGATGTGCAGTTTCGTCCCGCAGGACGCGGACGCGAGCAACTCGCCAGACCGGATGGACGCCCTTGTGTGGGCGCTGACGGATCTGAGCAGTACATCCGAGCCAGATATGTGGCTTTGACAGAGGAGCCGGGCATGGGCATGTTCAAGCGTCTCAGGCGTTGGCTCTCTGGCGATCCGACGGAGACCAGGGCGGCGCAGACATTCAGCGTTGGGCAGTGGATTGGCGTCTCCCCGTATGAGATTGGGCAAGGCGTGGACGCGGGCGACCCGAAAGCCTACACGATCAATGCCTGGGTGTACGCCTGTGTCAACGCGATTGCGCAGGCGACGGCAAGCGCCCCGCTGGTTGTGGAGAAGCAGCGCGGCGACGAGTGGGTCCCTGATGAGAAGACGCCCCTGTATGCGCTGCTGGACTATGTGAACACGCAGGACGACCAGTATGTGCTGATCGAGCAAACCGCGGCATGGCTCGCCCTGTATGGGAACTCCTACTGGCACCTCCTGCGGGGGTCGGCTGGGGCGCGGCCCGGGGCGATCCAGGTGCTCCAGGCGAACCTCGTGGAGCCCGTACCCGGCAAGGGCACGCGGAACCCGATGATTGGGGGCTACAAGTACGCCACGGGCACCGGCGAAGCGCCCGTGTTCCCGGACATCGACGTGGTGCACTTCAAGCGGTTCAACCCGTTCAGTACGGCGGTGGGACAGGCCCCGATTCGGGTGTTAGAACTGGCGATCAACACTGCCCTGTCCGTGGACAAGTATAACAGGGCTTTCTACAAGGGCGGCGGGGTGCCGTCCGCAATCCTTACCACGGAACAGGACCTCTCCGAAGAGCAGAAGAAGCGATACGACGCCTTCTGGGATGAGTGGGTGGCGCAGGGCCAGATCAGGAACAGACCGCTGAAGCTCGGCAAGGGCCTGAAGCTGGACGTGCCAGGCGTTAGCCCTGACACGGTGACGGTCACGGAATTGCCCAAGCAGCTCCGCGAGACGATCTGCGCGGTGTTGGAAGTCCCTCCGGCCATCGTCGGAATCTTCGAGTATGCGAACTATGCCAACGCTGGCATGCAGGAGCGCCATTTCTACTCGCGCACGGTCGCCCAGTACTGGCGGCGCATAGAGACCGCGCTGAACGAGCAGCTCGTCTGGCAGTTCGGCAAGGGTCTGCGGGTGCGCTTCGACCGGAACAGCGTGGCGGCTTTGCAGCCGAACTACGCGGAGATGGCGACGGCGGCGGCGACGCTGACCGGCGGAAGCCCCGTGTTGACCGTCAATGAGGCGCGGGAGCGGCTGTTCGGCTTGAAGCCCCTCGCGGACGCCTGGGGCGAGACGCGCTGGGGGCCGTTTTCCACCGTGCCACTCGTCACCGCGACCGGGGACATGCTGAGCAGCGCGCCAGCGCCGACGCCTGCGCCTGCGGAAGACGCCGCGCCGAAGACCGTGACGGTCACTGCGCGCAGGAAAGAAATGCGGCGCTTGAGCGCCGAAGCCCGCACCGCGCTCTGGAAGTCATTCAACGCCAACCGGGACAGCGAGACGAAGCAGATCAAGCGCGTGGTCGCATCCTGGTATGAGACGGTCACCGAGGAAATGCTCGGCAACTTCTCGTCTGGCAAGGGCAGCCTCGGCAGCCGCGTGAAGGCTCCGAACATCGACGTGCTGGTGTTCGGCAGGCGCGGGGGCACCGCGGCACTGCGGGAGATGATTGAGCCCGTCCTGCAGTCCATCCTGGAGGCCGCCGGGCAGGAGGCAATCGCGACGCTCGGGGCAGACCTGCGCTTCGACGTGCAGAGCCCACAGGCGCTCGCGCTTCTTGCAGACCGCGTGCAGGAAATGAAGACCGTCGTTGCCACCGCGCAGGACGCGGTACGGGCTTCGCTCGCGGAGGGTATCGCGAACGGAGAGACCGTAGACCAGCTCACCGACCGGGTGATGCAGTGGTCTGCAAGCGGAAAACTGCACCACGCCGAGAATGTGGCCCGGACGGAGAGCGGGATCGTGATGAACACCGCCGCCCTCCAGGGCTACAAGCAGGGCGGCGCGACTGGCAAGGAATGGCTGAGCATCGTAGACGACCGGAGCCGGCAAAGCCACGCCGACATGGACGGGGTAGTCGTCGGCATCGACGCGAGTTTCGACCTGGACGGCGTTTCCTGCGATGGTCCCGGTGACCCGGCGCTCGGGCCGGAAGATGTCTGCAACTGCCGATGCACGATCGCGCCAGTGATTGAAGTGATGAGGTAGCACCTGCACACCAATCGCACCACAGAGCCGCCCCAACCGGGCGGCTTTTGCAGTTCTGGAGGTGGGCAAACATGCCCAACACCGAACGCGGCTTCAATCAGATCAAGCTCTGCACGTTCGAGACGAAGGACGTGCAGGAGGAGACCGTCAACGGCCGCAAGCGTCTGAACATCCGGGGCTTCGCAAGCCGTGAAGTGCTCGACATGGACGGCGAAATCGTGCATGTGGGCTTCTTCGACCGGTATTTGCCGGAGTTCCTCGCGAACCCGCAGATGTACTGGCAGCACGGGTGGGCAGACAGTCAGGGTCTCTGGACGCTCGTCGAAGGGCGCCCGGGCGGTTACTGGGCAGAGGGCTACATGGTCCACCTCGGCACCCCCGAGGACGACCGGCGCTTCGCTATGGTCGAAGAGGGCCTCGTCAAGTCTCTCTCCGTGGGCTTCTTGGGCTATCACACCCCGGAGTACGGATACTACGAAGAGGGAGCTGACGGCAGGCCCGGCACGTGGCATTGGACGCAGAACGGGCGGCTCATGGAGATCAGCCCGGTCACCGTGCCCGCGTGCCCCGGGGCAGGCTTCGCCCTCGGAAAGTCCATCGGCCTCACGCTTGAACCACAGACGGACACACCCGCCGAGTCCGAAGAGGACCGGGCGGTTCGCAACCTGGAGAAGCTCGCCAACGCGGCAGAAAGCCTCGGGAACATCAGTCGCCATTGGGCCAAGGAAGGCGGAGGCCCATCCGCCGAGATGGCCGGGACAGCGGTGAGGTCTATCATCGCGGCGATGGGGATCCTGAAGGCCGGCCGCGTGCTGAGCGCAGCCAACCGGGAAGCAGTCGAGGGCGCCATCACCGCGCTGCAGGAAGTGCTCGCGAGAGACGACGCCAGCCGGGAAACGCCGGAGCCGAACAACGAAGACAGTAAATCAGGGGTGCTGGACATCATCATGCCCACACCCCGGACAGTGGAGATCGTGTCATGAGCATGACGAGCGACGAACTGACCACGCTGATCAAGGGCGCGGTCGAGGATGGGATGGCAGAGCTTGCGGCGAAGACCGCGGCGGCCGGCCCGACGGCTGAAGACCCTCTCGTCCAGGAGCGCATCGCGAAAGAGGTAGACGCGAAGATCGCCGCCGCGATGGCCGAGCACCAGGAGAAGTACGCTCTGGACCTTGAGCGCAAGATGGCCGAGATGGCCATGGTTCAGCCGGGCGCCGCGAAGCACGTGGTTGACGAGGTGCTGACGGACAAGTCGTTCGCATTCGTCAGCAAGCCAATCGGCAAGTGCAACGAACTGGAACTCGAAGCCCAGAAGATGCATGACATGCTGTACATGATCGGCGTTCTCGCCGCGGAGCCGGTTCCCACTGCGAAGGCGTACCTACGCAGTCAGGGTGTCGGAGAAGAGGGCATCGCGAAGGCGTTGGACTCTTACACCAGCGGCAGCGGCTCCGAGTGGGTTGAGTCCGTGTTCTCCTCGCAGTTCGTGGAGCGCATCGCCCTTGGCGGCAAGCTGGCCCCGCTGTTCCCGCGCTTCACCATGGCCGCGAAGACAGTGTACGTGCCGGCCGCGCGCGGCCTGATGAACGCCTACCTGACCACTGGTTCCGAGAACGCCGCGACGACAGAGGACACGTCGCTCGATTCCGCGCAGGTCACGTTCACGGCGGAAGACGTGAACATCTACCGGGCGTTCTCTGACAACCTGGACCAGGACAGCGTGATCAGCGTCGGCGGTCTCATTCAGGCGCAGATGGCGAACAGCATGGCTGAGTGGCTCGACCGGATCATCGACAATGGTGACATTACCTCGACTCACCATGACGCCGACATCGCTTCCGGCGACCCGCGCAAGGCGTGGAATGGCCTGCGCGAGAAAGCCCTGACCACGACCACCGCGAACGCGAGTTTGGCGACGTTCAACTTCGACAACATGCTCTCGATCCCCGCCGCGATGGATGGGTACAATGACGACCCTGCGAAGCTGACCTGGATCGTGCCGACGAAAACCTACTGGGCGAAGTTGTTCACGCTCAAGGACAGCGCGAACAACTCCGTGTGGCTGCCAGCGAACGGCGTGTCCGGCGCGGACCCGATTGTGTCCGGGCAGGTCGGCTGGCTGGCCGGTATCCCGGTGGTCGCCTCCGGCGTCCTGCGCACCGACCTGAACGCCTCCGGTGTGTACGACGCCAGCACGACCACGAAGGCGGCGCTGTACTGCGTGTACCGCGACGCCTGGTGGCTGGGCGACCGGAAGCAGGTCACCATCGAGAGCGCGCGTGACGTGAAGACCCGCAGCACAGATGTCGTCCTTACGTGGAGGGGAGACTTCCAGCACGTCTTCACCTCCACCGACCTGACCACGGCGATGGGCTACAACTACTAATCGCCCACGAACCTCCCCCCTC